CAGCGGCGATGGCTAAAGCCATGCTCAGGGTGATGAACGTCTTGCCGCAGCCCGGAGGCCCGTAGGCAAACAGCAGGGAATTTTCGATCACAATGCCTTCGATCAAATACTTCGGATCGGGCAACGCCTTGATGTCGCTGATGCTCAGCGTTTCATACACGTCGATATCAGATTGGGTCAGCGTTAGGGCCCCACCGCCGCCATCGCCGGTTGCCTTACCCACAACCAGTTCAAGTTTTTTTTCGGGCGCAGGTACGGCTGCCGCCTCCTTTACGCGATCAGTCCACTGCCCCATGGCAGCGTTCCACTTTTGGAAAAACAGAGACGCGCCGCGACCTTCCCGCTCCAGCAAAATGTGGTTGGGGGTGCCCGGTTCAAACAGCCGGCTCTTGACGCTATGGTCGTATTTGGTGAACGCCTCGCGCATCTCCCTTTCGGCGTCGGCATCGCTGATGAACGGGCTGACGCGATACAGATGCACGACCCTCGCCCAGATCAGGCGCGTCATGTAATCCTCGCGGCCATCCACAATCTGGCCAAAGGCGTCTGTGGCCGTCGCAGGGCTGTCTGTGCGCTCTCCGCGCTCGACCTTGGTAAACTGAGACAGAAGCTCATCGATGGCCTCTATCAGCCACAGAGGGGCCTCAGGAACGCTGATAGCCCACGGTTCGTATCCTTTCAGCCATTCGTAGGAATTGCCGCTCTCATGCTTGCTGGGCGGCAGCATGGCAAAGCCACCTTGGCCGCGAATGTCCACGCCCATGCTGGTCTTGTTGGTGGGCGACACCCAACCGTCCGGGGCTTTAAGCAGCAACTGCAAGCCACCGCCGCCAGTGCGCTGTGTCGGCGCATTGATCGGGACGCCACGGTTGTGGCAGTCGATCAGGTCATCCAGCCACGTCTTGGCAGCAGGATGGTTATGGCAGTCAACGTCAAGCACAAACACGCCGCCAGACGCATTGCCGGTAATGATGCCCATGTTGGGGCGGGAACGGAATTCACCGCTCCCGCCAAACCAGCCGTTGAACGTCTCATCGTCGGCAATGTGGTCTTCATAATCGCGCCACTTAATGACAGGACGCTTCCACGCCTTATCCTCGCGCGGCATCTTTGCCGGCACGACCTGAATGCCAATGCCCCGGTACATTTTAGCAAAGTCAGCAGGACCCGCAAAATCGTAATCGAATTGAATATTTTCCACGGTAAGCCTCTGATCGATAGGTATTTAAGAAAGCTTCGCCCCGTAATATGCGATGAGGGCAGCGTCAGATCGACCGTCGTCCTTTTTGCGCTGGAAAAGACCGACCTGCGCGGGGAAAAGCTGCATCGCCCTCTCCCGGCTTCCGTCCTTGCCTGCGCGCTGGCCAACGGCCTTCTGCCACGCCTGAGGCGTCACAAGGGTCGTGGGGATATCATATGCAGCTAGGATGCCCTCCACAATCCCCGTTGACCGACCGAAGCTGAAAACAGACGTCACGCCCTGACCGGGCATGGCGTTGACCCGCTCAACGAAGGCCGCCTTAATCGTCGTGCTTGCAAGAAGGTTGGCCAGCGCCTGAGCGCTGACCTCCCTCTTCGTCTTGCCGTTGCGGACAAGCTCCAGCACCGGCATGTCGAACACCTCAACGGTCTGTTCCGACGTGTCGTAGAGCGCCAGCGCCCCACTCAGGCCGGGATCGATGCCAAGAATGATCACAGGCCCAGAGCCGTCTTATACAGATCAACCATGGCCTCTTCGGCCTCACGCTCTGCCTTCTCCTTCTTACGAAGGCGGACAATCTGCTTCATGGCCTTAGTGTCAAAGCCGGCAGACTTGGCTTCGGTGTAAACGTCTTTGATGTCGTCAGCGAAGCCCCTCTTTTCCACTTCAAGGGACTCAATGCGTTCGATCAACAGACGCAGGCGTTCGTTTGCTACTTGCTCAGTCATTTCGTTTGCTCCTCGTTGCGCGCTTCCATCATCGCGTCGGCATATTCATATGCCAAGCGGGCGGCGTCAAACCGCCCATTCTCCTGACAGGATGCCTGCAAAACCATGCCGGCAAACCAGTCGCGAAGCTCCATCCCCGGCGTGTGGCCCAGATCCGTCTGGCGCGGGTAAACGTAATTGTCCTTCATCAATGCCTCCTTATTGAATTGTTTGTTTTGCGGCTTCTGCCGCAAGCTCAAGCTTGACCGTTTTCACGCTGTCTTTGATGTTTTCACGAATTGTGACCATCATCTTATCAACGAATTCCTCTTCAAAGAGCCCGCATAATATTCCGGATGCGAGGAAATTGGTCAGCATCATGGCGGAAACGCCAACGGCAGCAGCAGCATTTGGCACAATGTCCGACACAAATAGTTGAGCGGCTTCCGTCGCGCTCACAAGGTCCTGAAATTCAATATGTATGGCGCTTGCCATCAAAGCCTCCTCAAAAAATTTCGTTCAAACGCATGATGTTTGAAGCGATTTCCTTATTGTCGCCGGCAAGAGCCGCAGCCTCACGCACGATCACTGGCGCAACAACCAACAAAGCCCTCTGAGCCGCTAAGCGACAGAAATGCCTATCCTTTTCGCTTGCCTTCGTCGTGAAGGCGGCGGGGTTGATTGCCTTTGCTATCGCGTCAACCAGATCTTCAACCGTTTCAATCTGGTCGTCTGAGATCACGGTCATTACAGATCTTGCAAAGCCAAAACCTGAACCGACTTTCCCTTTTGATCTGTCAGGCAGGACACAGCTTTAGGCCCCATACGGTTGGCAAAATACGACCCAATGTCGCGGGAAACCACGCGGGGATCGTATTGACCGCAGTCAATAACCTTTACATCGCCAGCCTTCATGTTTTTCATACACGGCAGGAAAACGTCGCGCGTTTCCAAACGATGATACTGAGGCAATTTGCGCACATATTTCGCATCGCGCCGCTCCTTTACCTCAAGGTCGCCATATTCAAGGCCGCACGATGTGATCACTTTGTATTTTGCGCCAAGCAAATTCAGCACCCTGACTGCTTCGTCAAGCTTCCTCTTTTGAATTTCCAACATGTTTTGCTCCTTTCGATAAGATTAATTGTCTTCGTCAAACCCCTTTGGCCTAAACCCCGTAAGCAACGCCTCAACTGCAACCGACGTCGGACCCGGCACGGGGCACTCCCCGCTTTCGTAGCGCCGGATCGTCCGGTCTGAGCCCTTACCCATACGCAAGGCTCTAGCCATCTGCGGGGCTGTCATGCCCAACGCACCACGCGCTGATGCGAAATCCTCTTTTGTCTGCTTCATTCTGGCTCCAATCGTTGCTGACTTACCACATGAGGAAATGTTGGGTATTTTCCTCATGTCGAAAACACGCAGCCGTTGTGGCGGCTAGCCGCAATTGGGTACGGGCACCTCGCCCTGCGTGTCAACAGCATTTTTTTGGCTTGACGGAAAAATCTCAGGGCGTATTGTCCTGTCACTTCGCATCGACGGTGACGGTGCCAGATAGTATCGTATTGTTATTAAGGGAAAATATGACAAACCCATTCCAAAAGCACGGGATAGAGCATCTGTCTCCATCAACGTGCAACCTGTTCACGTCGTCACCGGCTACCTTTGTCATGAAGAAGTGCCTTAAGATGTCGTCTCCTGTCGGCCCCGCCGCCTATCGCGGCACGGCGGTTGAGGATGGCGTTGCGCACGGCCTGTTTGATTTGTCAGCGCCGTTGGCTGAATGCACAAAGATTGCGCTCGACAAGTTCAACGCGCTGGCGTCGTTTATCAGTGGGGAGAAGGTCGATAAGGAACGCAAGGCGATCCCTGACATGGTGGAGATGGGCCTGCGCGAACTGCGCAGCTACGGAACGCCTTCGTCTGCTCAGGGCGCTATTACGTTGAACTTTGACGGTCTGCTGGTTCCCATGATCGGCTTCTATGACTTTGAGTGGGAGCAGCATGGCATGCTAACTGACTTGAAGACGAGCCATGCGCTGCCAAGCAAGATCAGCCACCCGCATGCCCGTCAGGTGGCCCTCTACCGCGCTGCAAGGGGCGACAACCTGTCGGCGCGCGTTACCTACATCACGCCCAAGAAACACGCCACATACGCCCTTGAGAACGCTCGTGAGCATGTTGAGGCGCTTGGCAAGATTGGTATGACGATCCAGCGCTTTCTGTCCCTGAGCGACGACCCTAAGGAGCTTGCCTCCTTCGTCGCCCCTGACACTGAGAGCTTTTATTTTAATGACCCGGTTTCGCGCCAACAGGCGTTTGAGATCTGGGGCATTTAACCAGTTTCCGCACAATGCGGGAAAGCAAGGTGACTGGCTAAACAGCACCATAAGAGGAAAACGAAAATGGCTTTTGGCTTCAACTACGAATCGTCTGCTGGCGACATCATTCCCATCGTCAAGTTTGACGCACGGGCTGGGCGGTTCTTCCGCATCGACCGCAGCGATGGGGTGAACAACCCCGTGGACATCACTTCGTCCTTCAAGGCCGTCATGGACTTTGAGAACATCGAAGTGGGCTTCATCCACTTCCCTGCCGGATCAGCGCCCGAATTCAAGGTCGCGCCGATTGGCCAGCCCATGCCCGAAAACCCCGGCGGCAAGTTCCGTCAGGGCATCCGCATGATGCTGAAGCTGGGCAAGGATTGCGGCGGCGACGTCCGCGAAATTGCTTCGACGGCAAAGGCCGTGCTGGGTGCTTTTGACACCTGCCACACAGAGTATATGGCCGGCGTTAAGGCCAATCCGGGCAAGCTCCCAGTCGTCTCTCTTTCAACCACGGTTCCGATTGTCACGCAGGGCCGTGACGAAAAGGGCAACGCCGTGAAGACGACTAACTACGCCCCGGTGTTCAAGATCACTGGCTGGGTTGATCGTCCTGCGGATCTTGTGTTCACGCCTAAGAACGGCAGCGCTGCTCCGGCGGCTCCGGTGTCGGCTCCTTCGACGGGTTCAACGCTGGTGACCGCGCCTGCTTCGACGTTGTTGGACGACGACTTCGGCTAATGGACAGAGCGGTGGGCGGGGTGCTATGCCTCGCCCACCACTTTGAAGGTATCGCTATGAGATTTCAGATTACAATGAACATGCCGTCGCGAAGCGGGAACTCGGTCCACCAGATCATTGGCGAACACCCAGCCAAAAGCTTGGAAGAGTTGACAGCGGCCTTGGCCCACTCCGACTTCATCATTGTCGATGAGATCTACAAGGACAATGAGGCGATGAGGGGTGCGGGTAACTTCTACAGCGTCGGCAAGATTGCCATCAACCCATTGTTCATTGGCAAGGTGAAGGTCCTTCAGCAATGACGCCGCCAAAAAACATACCGCCAAACGCTTATTGGCAGGGCATGCCAGAAGAAGCGCTTGAGGATCCTATTAAGCCCGACATAATCAACCCTGACCATTATAAGGTCGGCGGCATTGAGACGATTGACTACCTGCGGGCCAAATTGACTCAGCAAGAGTTTGCCGGCTACTGCCGTGGCAACGCGCTAAAGTATCTGAGCCGCACCGGCCACAAGGACGAAGCCGCACAGGATATTGCCAAAGCTATTTGGTATTTGGAGCGGTGGTTGGACAGTCGTTGTCACACACACAAGCCCACCTAGAATTGTGCGCTTCAATCTCTTTGACCGTTTTAGCGGTGTCAGTTTTGCCATTATAGCCAAGTGGCCGGGCAATCGCGCAGTAGCTATTGACGGGAACGGTCGAAACGGCTGCGCAGCCGCTCATCGCGGACAGGGTCAGGCACAGCGACAGCCGCCTCACCAAGTTCAATTTGGTGTTTGATGACATCGTCCATTTCCTTAACCGCTTCCTGACGCCCCTGCGTTTGCAACTTGACATCCCTCCTGTGGCTAAACAGGCGGTCAAGCAACGACAGCAGGAGCGTCAGGAGTTTAATCACACGCTAGGCTTTTCTGCCAAAACAATGGCAATCAAACCAGCAACAGCGGCAATAGCTGACGATACGGCGGTGTACAGGTCGCTGGAGATACCAAAGGCCAGCGCAAGGCCCGACAGACCAGCGTAGGTTGATGGCTCCTTGAGACGCGTCAGGATGAAGGTTACGATATTCATGTCACTCTCCTAATTGGGTATTGCTTCCACGGTAATTCAAAGTGCGGGCCGTCCGGAAATGACCGGCTAAGAATTTTCGCTGTTATTGGCCCCTGTATCGCTGATAGCAGCTTCCAAGTTCCGCCCCACCGTATCGGCACTTTTTCATGGGCGGACGCCGCGCGCATTACGTCTGCCAGCCGGTGATACAGCGGCCAGTCCCATGATACGGTACCGCCAATCATCGGCGCTAGATCAACAGCATGCCCGGTAAGGTGCCGGGAATTAAGCGTATCGGTGGCCTTTTCCGCCAGCAATTGCTTCTGACGATCCAACGTCCGCCACCCTTCCAGAACGGTAAAATCCAGACTGGACATAGCAGCGGCGCGGTGGACGACGCGCACCAGATCAGGATGCACGTCCGTAAGGCGCGAGATAGAACGGGGACCGAGAGTAATGCTCATTGCGTAGCGCCCATGCGTTTTCCGTACCGGAAGGTATAATACCACAAGAGGTCGATCATAGACCAGCCTTTCTGCGCTTGTACGTCAGGAAGGCCGCGCCTTCTTGCACGTCCTCGAACACGCTGACCGCCGGGGCAGCGCCGTCGCGCGGCGTGATGACCGTGACCACTGACTGTCCGCTGCGCTGTTCTGCAAACTGACCTTTCAGCGCGTAGTCGTCGGACTCTTTGTAACCCTTGGCGCGCACCAGCGTGTACCGCCGCCCGCCAGCAAACTCGCCTTGACCGGTGCCAAAAGTATGCTTGTGAAACGCTGCGTAGATGTCGGCATGTTCGTCAATCATTGCCGCCCGCTTCAGGCCGTGCAGTTCATTGTACATCGAATGGCCTTTGAAGTCGTGCCGCGCCCAGACACGGGTGACGCCGCCGCATGGTGAGATTAATTGTAGCTTGGCGTCCCAATCGCGCATCAGGATGCGTTCGGTGTTCATGCCTTCAAAAATTCTTTTTCCGTAATTCCATGTGTCGTGATTGCCCAAAATCCACAGCAACCAATTGACGCCTAGATGCTTCAGCGCCCACTCGACCAGTTCCCAGCCTTCTGATACCGTGGCGGACTGTTCGCCATACAAGCGCTCCAACTTGCCGACCCAGTTGTTAATTGAGTCCCCGCCGTTTGCGCCATACAGCCCTTCGGTTTCCGCGCAGGTTGTGGCGTCACGCTCAAAGCCGACCAGATCGCAGTACGGATCGTCAAGGTGCGGATCGCCAAACCAGCAGATGGCGTATGGCCCTTTGATCGGTATCCGCACGGTCTGCCATGCTTGCGCCTGCGCGTGCGCAATCCGCAAGGCGTTGCGCTTCTTCATCAACGCCAGCCGCTCTGCGAACGGCAGATCAAACGGCGGCAGCGGGTCTGCCTTGGGTCTGTCGAGCGATAAAACAGCGGCTGACCGTTCCAGATGGCGACGGCAGGCGTTTTGGACAGCCGCTTTACTGACGCCCAGTTTACGCGCTGCGGCGCTTTGGCTACCAAGAACGGAGGCTAACTCAGCTATCTTAGCGTCGCCCTTTGGGTCAACGTCATACTGATTGACTGCCATAAATCACCTTGTGAAGCAGCCTTTCAGACAGACTGCGGTGGTTAGCTAATCTTTAGTACGATAGTGAGCAGCAGCATGATGATCGTGCCCGCTGCACTTACGCCAATGTTTTCAAGGCGCTTTAAACGAGCGCACAGGCCCTCATAGCGCAGCGCGCAGACAGCCTCATGCGTGGTCAGGCGCGCTTCGGTTTGGTCTATCTCAGCCATTTAGGATCTTACCTTACCATGTAGCGATTGCTACACGCTTCCATGTGTTAGTAGCGGTACACACATAAATATAGTTGCTGTCCCAAGTAATCGTCCCTGCGGCCCCGGTAGCTGACGCACTGGCCGGCGTGGAAGAGGTGCTAAATATTATAGTCCCAGACAAGCTTGACCCAGTGCCGTCGCATAGAATACGTTGCGTATTGTTGGCTGAAATTTGAGTTTGACTACTCGTAGCAGCAAATACGTTTACTCCACCAGCGGCAAAATTAATTGCAGTTCCGGACCGGTACATGCCCATATTTGTTGCGCCGGTAAAGAATATTGACGGGGCAGAAACTGAGCCGTCGTTGGCCGAGAACGTGCCGGAACCGCCGCCACCCGTGGCGTTAATGGTAACTGCGCCCGTAGAACCTGAGATGGTTACGTTTGTGCCAGCGACGATGCTGGTGACGCCTGTGTTGCTAACGACCACTGCGCCGGTTGTAGGGCTGACCGAAATACCAGCGCCAGAGCCCGATACGCTGGACACCGCGCCGCCACCTGACGGGGCCTGAGAAACCCAAGCAGATCCGTTGGACGTAAGCACATTGCCTGCGGTGCTGGGAGACACTGACGTAACAGCCGACGTGCCAGCGCCAATCAGGACGGCACCTGAAGTAAGCGATGTGGTGCCAGTGCCCCCGCCTTGAACGCCAAGGGTGCCACTAAGGGTCAGAGTGCCGGAAGTAGTGATTGGGCCGCCAGTAAAGGAAAGCCCGCTGATAGCCGTGCTTGCGTTGACGCTGGTTACCGTGCCACCGCCACCGGCAGTGGCGTCGATAGTGATGCTGCCAGCGCCGTTGGTGATGGTAATACCTGAGCCAGCGGTTAGCGTGGTCTTGGACAGTGTATTGCCGGTGCTGTTGCCGATCAGCAGTTGCCCATCGGTGTAGCTGGTCTGGCCTGTGCCGCCATTAACGACAGCAACGGCACCCGTAAGCTTCGAGGCGGCCAACGACGTGATCCACGACGGGTTGGCGTAAGTAGAGCTAATCAGAGCGGCATTGGTTGTGCCAAAGCCAATATTGGTGCCGTCTGAAATAACACCGACCGTGTAACCCTGCGGAAGAGTGGCGGTGCTTCCGCCGCTTGCCGAAGAAAAGATAATTGAAAACGCACCTGAGGTGTTATTAAAAATATACCAAAATCCACCTACACTCGCTGGTAATTGATAATTGACGTTTGCGGTTAGTGTCCCTGTGATAACAATAATGGGCGCTTGATATTGCGATACTGTAAGCGTTACAGTTCCAGAAGCACCAACGGCGTTTATAGCTGTTGTACCGCCAAAAGCCTTATCGATGATGTCCCAGTCGCTGTTGACCGGCGTTGACCATGTATTGTTGTAGTCGCCGTTGGCTGGCTTTTCGATATTCTTGTTGGGG